TCAAAATTAGCTATCTTATCCCGAATAAAAGGATTAGTTAAATAAGCTGTCCATGGGTTCAATGTCTCATATAACGGAGTATTGATAGCCCATTGATATGTTGCCACATTAATTGGACGACATAGAAAACTACCTAAATCACTGTCACTATTACTAGCCAAATTGAATGTAGCATCTGGAGCGGTGGGTACCGTAGTATTCCAACCGGCAGATTCATCAGCAAAAGTTGTGATTTCTGCTTTCGCAGTATCATCAGCCTTGCTGACATTCAAGGTAGCAGATTGAGAAGGCAAAATTGGTTCTTTTAATTTATCAATTTCCAATTGCAACTCAGCAATCTTACGTTTTAATTTTCTACTATGTCCGTACTTTCGTGCGACATCATGTTCTAGTTGGTGAATACGCACCAACGCCGTTTCCAGTGTATAAGGGGCCTGGAACTCCCCATTGTGCATAGTTAAATCCAATGCACTTGGATATTGTGTAATACTAGTAATGCTATTTACATACTAAAACAAGTATATGCATCAATATACCTGAATCAGAGCTTCTCTTGTTTGTAGTTTCAAACTACTCCACTAAATAGTGGTACCTCACGAGGGAGGTTCAAGACAAGTGAGTTTTCGTAACATACATTTAGTTTGGAAGATACTATATGCAAGTTCGTAACTACCTCACTTGGGTTCTTTGGTTTTAATCGCATGTGTCCAACGCGATATTACAATCACGAAAATTTACCCTATTCCTCTTTCGAGGGAGGGTATGGGTTTTCGTCCCATTCGTATTTCTCACAATACTTCAAAATTTGTTCCTGATAAGTAGGGAACGAACCTACAAGTCCTGTGAGATTACATTCGTCTGCAACTTGCTTAAGTTGTGCGCATCTTTCAGTGTATTTCTCACGTCCAAAATGTGCGTACTTATCAAGAGCATCCTTAATCGTACAAGCAGCATGAAGCTCTTCCGAAATTTGTGATTTTCCATGTGCATGGAGCATCTTAGCAATCGAACTTTCTTCAATAACTGCGCGATACAATTGTAATTCATCATCCCAAACTGCATTATGTTTTAAGAAGCCTGCCTCAGAACCATGTATAAATGGAACAGATTCAGCCTCTTTATCAGCCATAGTGTATGTTATATCACTATCAGCTAAAACTCGTGCAATATTGGTATGATTATAAGCATCATAACCATCTTTGACAGACATAATGTTATCATCACCATAAGTCAATAAAGCGACAACATCAGAAAATAATGGAGTTTTCCACCATCTTTCTTCCTGTGCAATCTTATAATACACATAGCGCATATATAAACTATTAACTAATGAATTGGTAACAACGGTCAATGGATG